CCGAACTTGGTATAATATCCGGCCATAACGGCAGGAAAGTCGGTTGCACACCATGGATATGGTGCTGCAAAAGGCACCACGAATTCGAAGCTGTTTGTTTCTCCAATATCGAATATTTCCGAACGCAGAACACCTTCACCTACCGGGTAAACTGTCGTCGTGCCAACTGATTGATAACACGGGTCCCACATCACCTTGAGTCGTCCTCGGTACATTATCGGTGCTACAATCTGGAATCGGAATTTGATTGTTCCACGCCAATATGAGAAAGCGGCGCAGATATGCGCCGCAGGAGTTCCTTGGAAAGCATTGTAATTGTGAGATCCAGAAGAACCAAGCAACGAAGCTGCATGCCAAAGTTCGGGAGTGACTACTGAAGCCCACAAAAGTGTGCCCGACGTCTGCGAGGCCATCCATTGATATTGATCGATAAAGCACTCCTTGGTGACAAAATTCCTTATCACCATATCATCTGTACCATCCATACCAACTGTTCTCGGGTCCACATTCACCTCATTCTTTGGATCGATGCTCAATTTTGGTTGTTGGACTCCAATCCCTGGACATGCCAGTCCCGGTAGCGATTCCTGCTTCATCACTCTGATGTTATCAATGACTGCTGGATTCCCGAAGCCCCATGCGCGCGCTAGCTGCCCCAATTTGCCGACCACCATCTCAGTTGGTCGCATGAAGGGCTCTAGCATAGGAACTCTAGACAATGCTCCAGCTGCATCTGCCACAGCAGAGGCTGTAGCCGAAACTGGCTGGAGAGCATACTCGTCAAGCCCCTGCACTAACATCGTGGATCCAAACAATTTCACATCCTCAGCCCACGCATACACCGTAATAGTTATGGGATTTCCAGTCGCAGTCCCAGCCACTCTCAACGATGTTAGTGATTCCATCGTCAATTGACCCATCTCATCTGTATCAGAATACACCCCTCCTGTTGCAGATAAAGAAACAGGAGAAATGTGATTCTTATAATGGATAAATGGTAGAGTCATCTCCGCACCCTCACAAGTATGTGGGTACAACATGACTTTGTGCCGTGTACTTCTCGCCATCATGCCAGACGCGCTAAACGTTGATGGTAAAAATGTTTGATCAACCAAACCCCCAGAGAAATCAAATTCTTGGTTCAATTCTCCGGTGGCTTGATTTATAGTACTCGAGCACAATGGTTTCCAACTAACCATCATAGCCCCATACTGATACGGGGAGCCAGAAATGATGAATTTCAACCGCAATTTGCACTGTAATTTCCCAAACCCCTTAACCTTGTTATAGATCGCTGGGGTTTGGAAAAAGACTGTCCATGGGTTTGAAACTGAGTACATCTGATTCCCTTCCGCCCATGAATAATTTCCGAGTTTCACAGGCCGAGCAAGAAAAGAAGCCAAGCTCTCAACTTGGTCTCCCATTCCCGCTCCAAAAGACTCGTCCTCAACAGAGAACGAATCAACAACCTCCCCCGATTGGAGGTCTTCAAATTTTACGAATTCAGCAGGACATGTTTTCCAGTGAGTTAATCCCATCACACACTGGTAGCTCTACCAAATGGCACGATCCTAAATAGGATCGAGCGCTCCACCACTGGACGCGCCCACCCACCGCTTACCCATTCAATAACTTTTGACTGAGCATTATGTTAGTTATTGAGGTAACTGCAAGCGATGGCCCCTTTGGTTCAAGACGGGGGGTACTACCGCCTAGTATTTATTAGGCGCTCTTCAGCGCTCACCCGATATTACATATCCAGCGCAACAGAAGCGTCCAACCAACGCTCCTGATACTCCTGATATGTTGGGAGTGGTCCTAAGTCCAGACTAAATAGCCTAGCACACTCCCTCAACTGCGTGTCAAACACCTCGAACTCGCGCACACCGTGGAAATACATCTCGGCATGCACAGATAGAAGTGCCTGCACTTCACGCTGTTTGGGCGTGATGATCTTCGAAGCCTTGCCAACCAGAAGAGTCTTCCCAAAAGAAGCCCAATCCAGCGGACAAAGAATTGCCCTCTCACCACGATACTCGAAATTCGCACACACAAACTTTCGTTTGAGAAACGTAGCCTCATCAATCGAAATATATGGAATGCTCTCCCTGCCCTTCTCGGCCATGGTGTACTTGATACCAGCTTCCGCCAATACCCTCTGAACCGCAGTATGGTTGAACCAGGGGGCCTGATCTGAAACGCCGGCAACATTGTCGTCACCATACGTCATTAGGGCCACGTGCTCTCTGAACTGCTTGACATCGCGCTTCGGGTGTAGAAAGAAGTACGCATATCGAAAGTACAACGAATTGACCAAGCCGTTGATTATCACAGTCAGCGGGTGACCCGACGGATTCATTCCGACAAACTGCAACAAGGTGCCATTGAAATCGACAAAAGCCTGCATGATATCCTGCGCTGCCGCCCACATCCGTTGAATGCTGATCTCAGAGTATCCAAGACGTTGCGCAATCTGAACGAGGATCCAAAATGCCCAATGCAAGACCAAACACTCCTGACGCTTGTCGAACTTGCTATAGTCTCCGGCTATGATACGTTCCTTCCCAAATTTTGTCAAGTACCGAAAAAGATCGTTCCACTCCTTAGATTGGCATACCATCCCAGGTCCCGATTCAAACGCAAATTTGTGATTCTGTATCAAACGAATCAGTGGAAGATAGTATTGTCGCACGACAATTGTGAAATGTAGAGGGGAAGCAGTAAAAATCCTTGAATCTCCGTTCAAGGCTTTCTCCTCCGAAATCGGTTCATCCTTAGCCTTAGCCACGAACATAGGAAGAGCAGTAACTCCACTGTCGTAGCAAGAGTAAATATGATCGATCATCTCCTGCACTTCAGGGACAACATCGTACAGCAATTTATCCTTCTCCACTCCGATGATTTGCAATAGATCACGCTTGGATCGATACCAAGGGGATCCGGCACTTGTGCTCATGTCGATCGAGTTGACAAATGAAACACCATCTGCACCGTTGATTGCCGTGATCCGGTCATATGGTTTGATAGGATCATGCGGAATTTCCTTCCAAATGTCTTCAAGAAAAGCCCGAGCGCACTCCTTGATGGTTTCTGGATCCAAACCATCTGGTATTTGGGCAAGGTCCACCAACGCTCGGTAGTAAGGTCGCCAACCCAAATCAGGTGCCACTTTGTTGGTCGAAAACCCCCTGTCCTCCCAAAATGAACGCGTCAAACTTGAGCACACCTGCGAAGTATAGTTGGGCCGAAAACCAGCGTTTGAACCATAACACCGCACCATACCTTGTTCCAACCAATGTACAGGGCTCTTGTAATGAACAGGTCCAACCTTGAATTGCGTCTTGGTCGTGCTAACTCGAGCACAACCTTGAGCCACACATGGCATAGTACCCTCGTACACTCGCTCTGAACATTGGGCCACCAGCTGGCCAACACACACCTGATCTACCGGGGCACAAG